CGATTTTCTCTATCACGATGCCAAAGAAGATCTTCTGCTTCTGTGTCGTGTGGAAACTTGCGAATAATGTATTCTTCTGTAACCTCTAAATTTTCGTACGGAACTCGTTCTTCTACCATATTACCAGAATCTGCCTGAAACGTTACGTCCGAAATCTTTATGTGCTCGACAAGCCCAATAACCAGCTTTAGTTCTGTCCTTTTTCATATGACATCTATGACGAGCTGCAAATGACTTTCTAGCTCCAGGGTCATTCCAATTTGCCTTCATTCCAGAATCACCATATGAAATCTTAATTACATTGCCTTTGTTATTGCGAACATATACTTGATACTTTTTACGACCGCCTTTGGTTGGCTTTCCTAGACTTACTTTTTTGCCTTGGTATTCTGCTTCATCGAGTGGAATTTCCATTGGGTGATCTAACGGAACACGTTTGCCTTCAAATGTAGCAAATCTACCTATATCAGTAGTTTCAAAAAGTTCTTTATCACGTCCTTCAAACCATGCATGGCCAGCATCAAACATTTCACGTGCTTCAACAATTAAATTGAAACTTGCTTCGCTTTGCACACGAAATATGTTTTCGGTGATACTAATTTTATTATCATAATGATATTGCATTGCTTCTGACATCAACGCTTTTGATTCTAATAAACTTTTCAATTTGATCATAATTTTACCTTTAGTCCCAATTTAGGTACATGTTTTCTCCATGTTGCAAGAATCTGTTCTTTGTCGTCTGGAGTGATATATGAATTACCATTTTCGTCTTTCATTGCAATGAAATGATCTAAATAGTCATTAACAATTTTAGAAAATGGTTGTCTTGATTTTTTTGCTTGCAGATACATTCCTTGTATCATAGCTGGTATTTCCATTGGAAGTAGGAAATATTCTCGAGCAGGTAATTCGCCTGTTTCGATTTGTTTTCTTCGTTCCTGATCACTCGGAAGATACTTTCCTGGCAACAAATTCCATCCAGTTTGTGTAATATGTTCTATTTCATGTCGGATTGTATCTCTTAGATCCATTGCAACTTTGCTGTATATGTTTGGAGCATCTGCTGGGTCTAATTCAAATCGTATTTCTATATATGGATCGGTAGTTGCATCAGCAGGATCATCGGTCTGATCATTGTATGCATCACCACCTTTTCTGTAATCATCAAGTCCTTCAATCCATTGTACCCGTAGTGCTATCTTGAACTCTAATGGTATTTGTTCATTTTCAACTTCATGAAAATAGATATGACTGAAATCATCACCATCTATTGTAGGTACTTGCTCTCCTTTACGGAAATATATTTTAGTTCCCGCAAATTTGCCGTTTTTTGTTTTAGTTGATTCAAAACTAGATTTGATTGCATTCAACATTTCTCTGCTCAATGCTGTTACTATTGAATCGTAACGACCTTCAATTATTAAACGTTTTAAAGATATCATACACATATAAATATTGAACAAAAAGAAAGAGGCCGAAGCCTCTCTCATCTTAACGATTTTTGTATATTACTACAATCTTTCTAGAATCATCGTCTATTACTTGTTTTAGCATTGCGCCTGATTCAGCATCACGATATACTGTAACATTTGACCCGTCTAAATTAGTTCCAGAAAATTTAACAGATCCTGTAGTTGAGCAACTTGTTACAAGTAAAAAGATTGTGGTAACTGCTAATAAAACTTTCATAGTTACCTCCTTATTTTAAATAAATATTAAGTAACTAACTTTTTCATTAATCTTTACTTAATCTAAGTCATTGTAATTCCAAAATCTCGGAGATTTTTGCTTGAATGGATTTCCTACCTGTTGATAATAACAATTTAGACAAAGCAACTGTAAATTTTCTAAACGATGATCTGTGTTATCTCCATTAATATGATCTAACAATACAGGCACTGTGTCATCTGTAATTCTATGTTCATTATATCCACAACTATTACATTCTTCTTCCATAATACCTAATGCTAACAATCTGTTACGAAGCTTCCATGCAGGATATTTTGGATATTTTCCTTGTAGAATTTCATCAATTTGATACGGCCCAGCTGATGCTCTAGGTGCTCGTTTAGATATTCCAACACCAGCAATATTAGTATGCGTATCATATAGAGTCTTTCCCGTCTCTGCATCTGTATACATTTTTGCATACTTTTTCCATGTAGTGAATGACACTTTCATGAAACGAGCTGCTTCAGCATTAGACTTTGTATTGTCTATTGCATAACGTACATCAGACTCTGACAGATTAAACGCAGAACGGCCTCTGCCATATACATACTTGTATTGTGACTTATCTGCACACATTAGAAAATAATATTCTCCTTTTGCAATGTTGAAACTGCTTCTCTAGTAGAAGTACATTGATTGAATAATTCTTGCAATCTACTCTTGTGCTTAGCTACACAGTCTCTGAATGTGATTGGGTACATACCAGATTTTTCTAATACTTCATTATACCAAGAAGAGTATGTGTATTTATAACGAAATATTTGTTCTGGCGTACGATTATCCCAATATTCAATTTGGTCTTTCAATGGCCACAATTCCATTGGAATATTTGGGTCTTTTCGTCTTAATGGTTTTATTTCTTGCTGAGCAGCTTTACGATCTGATCGTTGGATAAACTTATCCATGATATTGGTTGCTCTGTCTTTTGGCGATTCGCCTTGGTATCCTCGTTTTCCCATAACTTATAATTTGTATTTTTCTTTGATTAAAACTAAGTTTCTCCATGCATCTTCTGCTGCATATATATAACGTTTGAATTTTGCAATATCTTGAGTCTTTCGTGCAGCTGTTGCACGTCTCATATTGCGATGAAATGTTGCATGAAGCAACCCTATTCTAATATTTGCTATAACTTTAAACATCTTTATTCAAATCCTACATCTCTTGTATTTTTACAAAACATATGACTCAGAATACCATTACCGACCTGTATGCTTTACAAGTTCTAATTTCAACCCCTCTGCCTGCATCAACTCATATACTTCTTCTACTTCATCTTTCCACCCAACATACACACAACATTGTCCATTAGTATGAACTATGTTTGCACATTGACCTGCCTGATAATAGTTATGATTACAAATTTCCATTAAGCAAGTAATTACGTGTTGAAATGAATTCTCGTCATCATTTTTTAAAACCAATTGATACTTAGATCGTCTTTTTGAGCTCATATAACTTTTTGCATTCTTCGTACATTTCTTGTTTTTCTAAATATTCTAATCCTTCATCAATAAACTTAAGTTTATCAAGTTCTGACCATGATGTGGGCCATTGCCAAACCTCTGTATTGCTAAACACAACTTTGAGAAATTTATCTAAATGATTTACATACATTCCAAACCCCGTTATCATACTGTATTATACTAAATTATGTAGGAAGATCCAAATTATTTTTTGGTTTTGAAATTTGCCATGGACTGCAGATTTGCTGTATTGATATATCTATTAGGAAACCCTTCTTGTGCAAATAATTCTGCAGTCTCTGTACGTCTAGATTCGTGTCCCCAATTCCCAGTTTTAAGACGAGTATATGCATCTTCATAATCGCCTGCTTCAATTGACTCAAACACTGCGCCATTCACTGCAGCTGAACAACCAACATTATATACAAAGTCAATTAATGCTCTAAACATATTCAATGTTATTTTTCTTTGATGCACATCAAACTCATTAGATCTGCTTTGCCAACGACGTATACAATCAGCAGCATCATTGATGCCTGTTACTGAAAGTCTTTTACCTTCTACTTCTGTTATTTTATTTCCTGGGTATGCATACTCTGGGTCTGTACTTCCATAGCCAATTGTTAAACGTCCCTTAGGTGCACCTTTTGATTTGTCATATGGCTTTGGAGGATATCCTGCCTTATCATCATAAGTAAATGGTACGAACTTTTCATGACTACGAATATAATCAAATATCATTTGTCCTGCAGATACATTTGATTCATTAAAATCAATGAGTTCGGCATTAAAATTTGTTTTAGGAGCCTCTAGTAATATGTCTTTGAGCTTAATCATTTCTTTTGTTTGCTGATCTCAATAGCTGCCAATTGTTTTAAAGCTGCTTTCTTTGTAGGATGCGTACCTAAACGTTTTCCTCCCGCACTTGGATATACAGCCCAACCATCTTCTACTTTGCGAATCTTTTCATCTAAGTCTTGTTGAATAGAAGCAATCAATTCTTTTTTACGAAACAGGCCGTCATCTGCTAATCCATCTTGACCATCCATGTAGTTATGAACCGATTGCAAATAGTCTGCTGCTTTAGTCAGTTTGGCTTGCACCCATGCCGGCAATTCAGCTTTTTCATCAATCATACCACGAAGCATTTTTGATGTGTCAATGCAACGCTCAAGCTGTGTACGTGCCATTTTGCCTTCATGATCATAATCAGTAGTATAAGAATGAGTCAAACCCATTCCTTTAGTGTCATCATGATCAACTGGTTTGAATGCCATTGCATATGGATTGTCATATACTTTGCCTGGAACTACTTGGTATCCATCGCCTTCTGGCATAAGATCTTTAAGTCCCACTTTCATCTTCATTAGTTTAGATGAAGGAAGTTCTCCTATTCCAAATCCTTCTTGTAATTTTTTCTTGCTCATCATTTATCCTTATATGGAAATATCTTATTCAATTTATCTTGTCTCTTGCTGCATCCGCAGTCTTTATCGCCAGTAATGATTTCATTGATACGTTCTGCTAACTTGTCCAAACGTGTTGCTGACGTAATCTTTGCAATGTCATCACCTAAACCTTTACTTTTCATTCTTTTCCTTTTTTATTGGTCCTCCGGATACCCAAGCATCGCAAGTTCTTTTAGAGGCGCACTTAAATTTAAGAAATCTGCAATAACCTAATTTTCCTGCATCGATAACATCATATGGGTCATTTGCTTCCTCACCTCCAATGCCTTTACTGATACAATCCAATGTTTTGTTTGTTATGTCAAATGCAGCACATGTGCCACAAATCATATTTTTTAATTCGTCTGCAGAATCAGTGTTCCACATATCCTGTTTCTTCTGCCAAAACTTTTCATTCTTTTGAGATGGATCAGCAGGACCATACCCATATTCATCAATTGCAGTCTGTCTGTTCTTCAAATTGAGTGCAATGTCTTGAGTTGGTGCAGGACATTTTGTTTTGGCTTCTAATGCTAAATATTTTAATTTCATTTCTTTGATTTCCTCCATGTGCCGCCAACACCTCCTTCTTTTCCTTTACCAAACCATTTACCTAAACCACTATCTGCATACACTTCATCTACTGAAGCTTCTAATGCTAATGAACTCATTACATTGCCTTGTTGCAAATCATTGAGTTTAGCTAAATGTCCTGAATTACGAAGTGTTTTGAATGCCAAGTTTTCAACTGAATATTCACCTGAAGCTTCAAGACCTGTTTGACGCATTCGTTTCAATCTCTTTTTAAGACTTTTGATCTTCATTTCAAGTTGCGGATCATCTGCTTGAAGATTGTCTATTTCAAACTTATAAGGATCAGCTTTACGATCTATTTCAACATCATCTACTGATACTTGTTCTGGGGATGGTTGTTTCAACCATTTATCACAACTCAAACAATATACACCAGTTGATGCATGAGGCTCATTTTCATCCTGTGCATACAATTCAATTGGCATACCTTTATATTGTAATGGATAAGTATTGTTCCAAATACTCTTTTTTGCCATCATGTATTCTCTGACAAATGGTATGCTGTCATTTACATCTTTATAATTGATAAGAACATGAAGATCAATATCAGAAGTATCAGTCCAATTATAATTTACATTGCTACCTGTAAGAATAACTCCTTTGATTGGAGCATCAATGCCCAAGAACTCATAAAAGTATTGGGCAATCTTAAGCAGTTTGAGACGAAGACTAGGTTTTAATTGGCCACCATCCCAAAGCTTTGGATTCAATTCATTCTGTGTTTGATATTCTCGTATCATTATTCTGTTAATTCTGCTGCCAATTCTAAAGCCTTTAAATCGCCTTCTGTATAATCTTCTTTTCCAGAAGCAATATCATTTGCTATCAAGCTTTGTATTTTTTGAATTTCTTGCAAATTATTTTTATATCGTTCATTTATTTCATCTATCTCATCTGCAGATAAAAAGCCAGGTATTTGATAAAACTTGTTTGCATACAACGAGAGTACCTGACCTTTTAATTTTTCAAACATAAGTTTTATTTTCGGATCTTCTACTTCTGCATCCTGTACGAATTGTATTTTTTCAAAATCATCGAGGATATAAGGTAGTTTCGTAAGTATTTTTGGCGCATTAATATTTTCACCAAGTTTTCCAAGTTTATCCCAAAAATTAGCATTTTTTGGAACTCGTTTACCAAGAAAAAAGCCACGTACATCTACACCGCGGAAAAAGTTTGTAATGTTTGCCATTTCTTTTTCCGCTTGTATACCAGCTCTAGATTTAAATACATCATTAAACTTTCGAAAATATGAACCAGCGTCAGGGCTGTTTGTAACATATTCTAAGAATCGTTTTCTAAATTTTGAATTAAACATCCTAGTATCGCCAAGAAGCCGTTTTATTTGATCTGATGACGCGTTTGGTATTGTATCGATAGCTCTTTGGGTTAAACGCGTGCCGCGCGACCCTGAGTATAATTTAGCAAGGTCTGGGTCTTTAATAAATGCTCCTTCTAAAAACTCTTTGATTTTTTTCTTTGTAGCTGGGTTATCAAAATCAACTTGTCGCAATAACTGCTGAAACGCTTCTGGGTTTCTTGCAACTCTAGTAACAATCTTATTGATAATATTTTTAGAAAGTACCTGATCTAAATTTTTTGTTCCAAATTTTACAAACGCGTCTATTGTCTTTCCACCAAATATTTTATTTAATTTTGATCGGCCCAATATTTTTCCATATTTTTTTACTGCTGCAAACACTGTTTCAGATCCAGCTTCAGCTGCTTTTGCAGCGCCGCCGCTAGCTGCAGCTAACATATCGTCATATGTTTTTCTGCCAGCTTTTAAGAAATTCTCAAATACTTTAGCGGCTTGATCTGCAGGATTTGCAAGTCGGTTTACTATAGGTATGCCTTTTAATTTCGTTGGCAAACCATTAAGTGCGCGCAAAAATGGTTCTCCTGCATCTAACACTTGTTTCAGTGAATTCGGTCCATATTTTTTTAAAACTAGTTTATTAAATAAAGGATTCTTAAATATATTCTTTGATAACCAACTAACCCCATTTTTGCTGGCTAGAAAGGCTATTTTAGGAACGGCTTTGATGCTACGTAATACAAGTTTAAGTGGTACTGCTATTACTGAGCCAACACCTGGGATAATAGCGATAAAAGACAATATTCCTTCCATTGGTTTGTTACGAGCAAAGTAAAGAACACCGTTTAATGCATCTACTGCATCCCCAATGAATGGAATAAATCCGCCATAATCTAAGTATCTTTGAATCTTATCCAACTGCTCTTCATGTTCTTTATCAGATATTCGGTCTAAAGATGCTTGTTGAAATGATTTAGCAATTTCTTTATCGGATATATCTAAACCATTTTGTTGTGGCTTTTGTTCTGCATCATTGTTTTTAGTAGACACTTGTCCAGGTCCTAGTTGATCTGCTACATATGGGAGTTGATCTGCTACATAATTTCCAGCCGTCATTGACCAAGTAGCTAATTCTTTCTTTTCTGCAGCTAATTCTTCTGCAGTTATATCATCAGATTTTAGTTTATCAACTAAATTTTGATAAGCCTTACCTCCATATGTATTTTTTAACGTCCAAAATGTAGCATCAACACCAGCATCCATTGTTTTATAATCTTGAACTGGCTGGCCGTTATTATAGCTACCTTTCATGTCAGTCGAACCACCATGTGAGGTTTTAAGTTTAAGTGTTGTTGCTAATGGATTATTTTTAGCATCAGTGCCTTCAGCTCGTTTCCATGCTCTGAAAAATCTTCTTTTTTCTTGAGTTGGTGTTCCTCCAAGCTTTTGTACAACCCGATCAAAAAATGTATCTGGCATATTTTTACCAGCAGTTTCATTTAATCGAGCAATTTCTTCTTTAATGATATTATCTATATTCATTATATACTCCAGTACATATTCATTTATTATAAATATGTTTACTTCCAAAAGAGCTGTGTACAAATGATGCCGAGTGCAAGTACTAACGATATAGCAGTCTTAATAGTTATTCCTTCTCCCCGGAAAATGTATGTGAATATAGTAAAAACAATAATACCCATTACAAATGAGATGAATCTACCGGGCCAAAAAGATCCATTAAACCCAATTACTAAAGATTTAGTTCCTTCCATAAATAACCATGTAATTGGCACACCTAAAAATATTAAAGCCCATTTTTGTTGCTTAGAAAGATTCCATATAATCGGGCTATTAATTTGCATCCAAACAATGGCTTGCCCAATGATAAATAACAATGCTCCGTACAGTATGTTTTTATAATCCATACTATATTATAATGAAAATATTGGGAAGATCCTATTCTTTGTCTTTAGTAGCGTGTTTAACACCCATAATAGTACCAATAATACTAAATGAATTTGTAAGTAAGATACCAAATAGATTTGACCAGGTTGATTCAATAATTTTAGCATCCAACCCTCTTACCATCACAAATACATATAATGCTGTAGTAAGTAAGCCTACACCCATAATAACCCATAGAGCAACTCTTACGATGTTACCCATCAATTCGGTTTGTGTTTTCTTTTGTAGTAATGAGAGGTCGGTTTCTGCAACCTCTTTTGCGTGTTCTGCTTCAGCCTTTAATTTATGGGCTTCTTCTTTAGATTGTTCTGCAAGTTGTAATGCAACTTCCAATTCTTCTTTTGCCTTTTCGGCTTCTTCTTTTGATTTTTTTGATTGTTCTGCAGAATATATGGCTTCGTTAAGAGCTTTTTCTAATTGTCTATTTACTCGTTTGTTTTCTTTTTGAGCCTTCTCTAATTCAGAATTTTGTTTTTGAACTTGTTTTGTAACTTCTAATCTTTTTCTACGAGAAGTTGAATCTTTTTCTTTACATAACTTTAAATATTCTTCGAACTCTTCATCACCTTCTTCTGGCTCAATTAGTTTTAGAAAGTTGCCCTCAACATAAACTCTCTTATGTTTGGCTATTTCTAATAGAATATCCCTCGTAGATTTTTGTATTTTCATCTTTCTTCATTACTTGTACACTTTGAAAGGTGCTGTTCTATTTTTATAACCTTCATAATCAGCTTTAAATTCTTCTAATCGAGGTTCTATATCATCTGATTTAATAATCCAAAATTGAGCTCCAACGGCTCTAGCCTTTTCGATTTCTTGTTCATCCTGAGAAGATGAGATGATTCCGATAACCACTCCATTACCATACTCATAATTTATTTTTCTGATTAGTTCAATACCATCAAACGAAGACCCAATTATATTTAAATCAACAAATACACACTCTGGTCTTTCATCTACAGGACCATCTGTAAACCATTTCTTAAAAAGTTTATCTGCTTCATCAGAAGAATCCAATGCTTCTAATGCAAGAGTAATATCTAATAGAGAACACGCATCTTCAAACACAAGATGAAACAAATTTTCATCATCTACTAACATTAACGAATCAATCATATCTTTATTCTCATTTTAGTTCCACTTTCAATTTCAACTGTGTCGGGGTCATCTTCTATTTCTTCAATTGAAAGTTCAAAACCATGCTCCTTTAGTATAGCTTTACAAATATTTAAACCAAGACCCGTTCCTTTCTCTTTTTGACCTTCTTTACGAACATATGGTTTAGATAACTCATCAAATTCACTCTGAGTCATACCTCTGCCATTATCTTCGATAACAATGAAGCTCCCTTTATTATAATTACCTTCAAAATATATTTTAACCCATTTTGTTGGTGAATCATTATACTTTAATCCATTTCTAATTAAGTTATCAATTGCAGTACAAAAAAGTGGTTCGTTTACTTCTAATGATACAGGTAAATTATCATCTAAAAGAACCTGATTTTTATATGCAGTAAGTGATAAATATTCATCTAAGATTTGTTTAATGTTATTTGGTGTTTTCGGCATCTGAGCATTTTCTTTTACTAAATTAGTAAATTCATATACTCCACTATATACTTTTTGAGCATGTTTAACACCATCTCCTAACAATTGTAGTGGTGCTCTTAGTTTTTTCTTTTGTTCATCATCCAACCTTCTTTGAAGTGAATTTAATCCTCTTGGAATGTAAGTGTTGATACCACTATGCATATCATGTCTAATGATTTTTGCAGCGTGTTCTAAGTAAATACTTTTTTGTTTAACTTCTGCTTCAGCTTTATGTTGTGATGTAATATCAACAGCTATTTTAAGTACTTTATCATACACTCCGTTAGCATTCCGTAACGGGGTATATGTACCAAATAACCATATTGATTCTCCGTTTTTATTTACACGTTCAAATTCCCCAGAAACAAATTCTCCATTGTGTAATTTTTCCCAGAAAGTTTTATATTCTTTACTTGATTTAAAATCAGTAGTACATAAATCAGGGTGTTTGCTATTTAGTATTTCGTCTTCTGAATAACCTACTACATTAAGAAAATTTTGATTAGCTGATAATATAGTAGTGTCCATTCCTAGAGTTACTATTAAATTAGATTTATCAATTGCGTTTAGTTGAGTATTAATTTTAGCTTCTTTAATTTTAGTTTTCTTAATAAACTCTTGTACCACTTTAAAGAATGGTGGCATAAAGAATACAACACATCCCCATCCAAATTTGGCAAGAAATAAGGTTGGTTCACATATCCCAAATACAATACAGGTTTGTACTGCAAAGAAGGTCATCATAATTAGACCTGCAACTATTAGGGAGATTTTGGAATTTATAGATATTCCATCCAGAGCGTTCATTTACAGCTCCGTTTTCTTAAACCCACATTTCTCAAAAAAGTATTTTGAAGGACAGAATCCTGTCCAAAGGCCGATTTGTAACATCAAACAAACAAATATTACAACTTCCCAAGATTGAAGTAGATACCCTACTATCAATACCATCGACATTAGAAAGTAAACCATTCTGGTTGATGTTATATATTGTAGTAATGTTTTCATTTTCTATCTCCTTTATGTTGGTCAATCTTATCAAGAATCTTATTAAGTAACTCTGTTTTGATGAAACCACTCATTGAAGCATTTTTAAGAGCTGAGATAAGTTGGAAAACAATAAAAGGCATCAAAATGGTTTCTGATAACCAAGATGTGCCTTTAAATCCTAATTCTACTGAAAGAATTACTGTTAATATTAATATCCAAGCAAATAGTGTTTTTAATACTTTAACTGCTTTGTATGTTTTGAATCCTTCTCTTTTAATTCCAGCAATAAGACCAAAGAATCCATCTAATAGAACAACTGCAACTAATGCAAGATATTGTTCTGTATTGTCTGCGGTTAAATTCATAAAATATGAACCCATAAATGCACACGCCGTACTAATCGACATAATAACCTGTATCCAGGTTGATTTTAATAATTCCATTTTAGAACCCATATTGAATTAATTCTATGAATGCTACTTTTATTCGTATCCACAATCGTTGAGTCCATCGAAGTTCTTTGAACTCTTTTGTTATAAATATATCAGATAATTCTTTCATTATGAAATATCTTTACTTTCAATCAAAGTATAAGTAAATGAATTTCCGTAAAGTTTTGCAGCCTTATTCACTAACTCCATAAACAATTTGAAGTCTGCATTTGCTGCGATTACTTGGCAACCTGCTGACCACTTATCAATCTGTACAGATTTCCCACCTTCTCTTGAAGTGGCTCTGTGAATGTTGATTCCGTATATACCTTCGTGAATATTTTCTTCTAAGAAGTCATATACACCATCTTTGTTTTTATCTCTATAAACTTTTAATGGTTTATGTTGTCTAAGAGCTTCATACTTACCTTGATGTAACCCAATTGTATGAGAACCTCTATATTGACCAGGTACTAAGATTGCAACACCATCTTTGTTTAATAGGTTTCTTTCCCAATGTGAACCAGGGTCAGTTGTTGCTTCAAAACAGTGAAATTTGTTTTCGCCATTCACACTATATGATACAGTTACGCAGTCATCAAATTTATTAGTAACTTTCCCGCCAGTTTCTGAATTTCTAACTCCTACAATATTCAAATTGTAGTCACCGCCTTCAAACCAACGATAACCTTTACCTTCTACTGCTTGTTGTATTTGTTCTCTTGTAAAACACGCCATTTATTATTCCTCATCCTTTTTTTGAAATATTTTTGTAACACCGTCGATTCCAAACGAACCCAATGTAATGATTACAAATGAATTGAAAATAGTATCGCTGATAACAAGTTCTTTACCCATAAAGCCGGTAATTACATCTGCTGCAGCAAATACGGCCATGATTGCAAATGATGCAAAGCCTACAATGTTTTTTTCGTTAAATACATTGTTATCTTTGAAAATATCTTTAAACGCCATATGACTCCTTTTATTGAATCATTGACATAACTGGATGAGAAGAATAACTTATTTTGATTCTTTATTATAAATATGATTGCGTTTTTTCTTTTTGCTTTTTTGTTCTTTACGATTTACCGCATCCGGATCAGCTTCGTCGTTCAATAAGTTTTCTAAGTCTTGTTGTGTTAATTTTTTCATAGTTTAACTAACTCAGTTTGATATTCATTCATTTTGTTGATATTCAAATACAAATTACCAATTTGAAACTCTCCAACAGATCCGCTATCTTGAATGATTTGACTCAACTGTTGAATTAATAAAAAATCTTGTTGTGTAAAAGTCTTTCTATCTATCGTAACTATTATTTCGTTGTCTAAAGTTTCAAAAGGTGTTGATTTAATTCTATCTTCTAATTTATACAAAGTATTTTTCTGCTCTTTGTCTATGTAATGAGTTGTTAATACTTGAATTTCGTCATCGATTAGTATATTACTACACCATGGTTCTAATGCTTCTAATAATTCACTGTTACATGTTTTGACTCTAAATCCGATATCATATTTAGGCGGCACAATCGGCTTCATTAAAGCATCATGTGCTACGAAATGTCCCCATTTCCTAATAAAGTTTCTAGTGCTTCGTTTATTTTGTTCCAACCACTCTGGAGAGTCTTGATAAATGCTTGTAGCTTTATCTGCAGTATTTCTTCTTGAACCCCTGCAGGTCATATGATACACAAATCCTTCCCATGTTTGAACAAACTTAACGCCATTTAAATGAAAACGATTGAAAATATCTGAGTCTTCTTTTGATTGCGGAGCATATAATGGGTCATGACCTCCTATTTCTTGAAAGTCTGATTTCCAGAATGCCCACGGAGCAAATATACCTTCTGTAGTTTTATCTTGTTGTGTAAATTCAGATAAATTACTTAATAATTCTGCTTCTTTGAATTCTTCTGGTTCTACGCCCCCATCCCATAAAATCTTCTCAGGCCCATCTGGATGTAATGGTGGTTCAATTCTTGTAAGTGATACTATAGTTTTTTCATTCGGAACTAATCTTTCTTGCGGCGGATCTGAAAGCAATGTACGTGTTTGGTACATATGTTTTTCAATAGCATCTAAAGCTCCAGGACACAAATACATATCCGCATGATATATCATACAAACATCGTGTTCTGCTACTTCATTAACTAATCGGTCATATAATATTGTATGACCCTGACGCTTTCCAGTATCATTAAGAATTGCTGAGAAATGTTCATCACTTTTCATTCTTTCTTGACACCATTCCCATGTACCATCTGTAGATGCATCGTCGGCTACGCAAATTTGTACTGTATGTTCACCTTGATTTTTGCGTATGGCATCATAAGACCATTTAAGATATTTAAGATTGTTTCTGCTTGGTTGTATAAAACTAATTTTCATTTTTATCCTAAGATTATAAGAAGTAACTTTTAAAATAATTATCTTTCTCGGTATCTACTCTATCAAATCCACCCAATGAAAGATCATATGTTTTAGTATAATTATCTTTTAATTTAAATGTTGCAATTGTTTGTGGTGTATGTGCTATATATTCAAATAAATCATAATAATCAGTTACACAATGATATACGTGTCGTAACACCCAATCGTGTATTATAACAATTGCATCTTTTTTTAAGTATGGAATGATCTTGTATGCACAAAGTCTTCGAGCTCGACCATCTATTAAAACTATATCAAACTTTTCATTGAAGTCGTCTACTTTATCAATATAGTCTCTAAATTGATCGTATGTACTCTGACCTTCGTCTCTATCTTCATTTTGCTTTACAAAATTATAGTCTACATTTGTTATATTCAATCTAGTTAATTCGCTCTGTACTTTATCATACCATTCTACATTATGTTCAATTGAATATAATTTTTTAACATGTTTTGCAAACTCTACTGTAGATCCGCCTGAGCCCCATTCTAACATTGTTTTTTCTGGCGAAAAATGTTTTGTAATTAACTCTTTTTCTGCCGGATGCATCCACGCTTCTAACATATTATTGCCTTTGTTTTAAACACTTCTTCAGAATATTTACTTTTATAAAGTTTTATTGTTTCTTCTGAACACTGTTTATAAAAATCTTGATCATTATATAATAATATAATCTTTTTTCTTGCAGTTTCCAAGTCGCCATCTCTAACAGTTAATTCGGGATGTAACTCTCTTTGAGTATCTAAACCTTCATACCCAATGCATGGAATTCCTAAATATGAACAATTAAGTGCAAAGGTACCTGCTGCATGCGTTCTCATTAAATGAATTCCTATTTTTCTTTTACTTAACTCAGAAATCCATTCATTCCATTGTAAATATGGTAATTGTGTTAATCCTAATTGTTCTTCACCTTCTTGACGTCTACCCATCTTAGGTTGATATATTTTATCAGTTACTGACGATGCTATCATGTATGAATCAAAACCTCCATACCAACTCTTCATATTTCCTCCAATCATAATACCATCTCTACCTTCAGGGTGTTGCAATTGAACATTTAATAATGCATCTTCTATCATTAAAGATTGTAAAACTCTAACATCTGAGTGTCCTGTTAATCCTTTATAGTATTGTTTGTCTTGCTCATTATGAGCAAATATAATAT